TGATCGCGCATAGTGATCAGAACTATGGAATCACACCGGTTGATTATCTTTTCCCTAACGAGAAGAATTTCTCAACCTATCCTGATTTCATTCAGAGAAAGACTGACTGGGTCGGCAAGTTCATGGGCCGTGTTCACCATACACCTTTCAGCCGTGTTCGCACAATTCATGCAAATATCACAGAAGATGAAGCAAGAGCGCTTGGTTACCTCAAGGGTAAGCAGAAGAAGGATGAAGTATTTACGCTTCTTAAGCGTTCCACAAGCCCTCAGACAATCTATAAGCGTCAGAAGATGGATCGTGATGATATCATCGACATCGACATCGATGTAGTACCTTGGATCAAGGGTGAGATGCGCCAGATGCTTGATGAGGAAATCGCGCGTGCTTGCCTGATCGGTGATGGCAGACCTTCAAGTTCTGATGACAAGATTCATGAGGATAACATTCGTCCTGCATGGACTGATGATGAGCTTTACACTATCAAGGCAGTTCTTGAGCTTGCCAAGGATGCAACAGAGGATGAGAAAGCTAAGCAGCTTATCCGTCTTGCAGTAAAGTCCAGAAAGCAGTATCGTGGTTCCGGCGATCCTATTCTCTTCACTACAGAGGATAACCTTACCGACATGCTTCTTCTCGAAGATGTTAACGGCCGTGTCATTTATGATTCGATTACAAAGCTTGCAACAGCAATGCGTGTATCTGACATCGTTACGGTTCCTGTTATGGAGAACCAGACGCGTACTGTTGATGGCAAGGTACATCATCTTGAAGGCATCATTGTCAACCCTGATGACTACAACATCGGCGCTGACAAGGGTGGTGCTGTTGCTACATTCGATGATTTCGACATCAACTTCAACCAGATGGTCTATCTGATGGAAACACGTTGCTCTGGCGCGCTTGTAAAGCCTTACTCTGCAATTGCGCTTGAGTCTACTGTAGCAACGGCCTAAGGTCAAAATGGGATAAGGAGAAGCGATGATGAAATACTCAGGCATTATTGGATTTGCGGATGAGATCGAAAAAGAACCTGGCGTTTTTGTTTCTGATATAAAAGAACGTCACTATTTTGGTGAAGTATCTCGTTTCATTAGCAAAAGTGATCAGGATGCAGAAGTAACCGTTGATCAAAACGTGAATAATGAGATTTCCATCATCGCTGATACTTATGCCATGAAGCACCTTGCAGACATAAGATATATTTGTTGGCTTGGCGTGAAATGGAGAGTTGGAACTGTCCAGATAAATTATCCACGCCTGGTTCTTTCAATCGGAGGCCTCTATAACAATGTCAAGACCGAGAGTGGATCTGCAGACGATCCTGGAAACAATTCTTGGGAGTAAGCAGGTTTATTTTCAGAGGCCAGCATCCCAAAAGCTAGTATATCCTGCAATTATCTATAGTCTCTCAGATAAAGTTCCTGAGTACGCAGATAATAAAAAGTATATTTCTATGAATCGCTATCAGGTAAAAGTGATATCGCAGGATTCAACAAATACTTTTGCAGATGATATATTAGAAGAGCTGCCATTTAGCTCTTTTGATAGACGTTATGTGGCAGATAATTTATATCATGATGTACTCGACGTGTATTTTTAAGGAGGAACAAAAATGAAACTTGTATGGGATAAAGTAGGCGAACACTTTTATGAGCAGGGTGTTCAGAAGGGTGTTCTTTTCCCCATCGATGATACTGGAAATTATGCAAAGGGCGTTGCATGGAATGGTCTCCGCACAGTTGATGAGAATCCTTCCGGCGCAGAAGCAAACAAGTTCTATGCAGACAACGATGTTTATCTGAACATTCTTTCCAAGGAAACATACGGCGCTACAATCGGCGCATACACTTATCCTGATGAGTGGGAAGAGTGTGATGGTTCAAGAGATATCGCAAAGGGTGTTTCTATCGGTCAGCAGCCTCGTCGTTCTTTCGGCCTGTGCTATCGCACTGAGGTCGGCAATGATGTAACATCTAACCATCATTACAAGCTGCACATCGTATACAACTGCCTGGCTTCTCCTTCTGAGCGGAATCATGAGACTATGAATGATTCTCCGGCTCCGTCAGAGCTTTCCTGGACAATTTCTACAACTCCTATCGAAGTAAGTGGCTTTGAGAAAACAGCAACGCTTGAGATCGACTCTTCCAAGGTCGATGCAGCAAAGCTGAAGAAGCTTGAAGACATTCTTTACGGTACAGATGATACTACTACTGAAGGAGCTGGAACAACAACCGGCACAGATTCTCGCCTGCCCCTTCCTGATGAGATTGCAAAGATCTTCGCAGAAACAGTCTAATAAAAATCGCTGTAACCTGCCTAAAAACTAAATACTGAAAGTAAGGGAACGATTATCAAGGTCATTCTATTTATGGGGATAATCAAAAATTGGCGCGTGGTTTCGCCAATGTATTGTAAATTGAAAGAGAGCCTAGCTAAATATTTAGCAGGCTCTCTTATTTTTTTCTTAACAGGAGATAAGATATGTATACAAAGACTATCACCTATACAGACTATAACGGCAATGAG